TCAAAATAGTGGAGTATTAGATACTGCGTTAGCAAAGCAATATGCAGAGTATTTAGCTTCTAATCAGTTTATAAAAGATGTATTAAATTATATCAAACAAAATAGTGTAACTGATGCCGCAGGATTTTTTGCAGCTTCTCCAAAATTAGAAGATGCTTACTTAGGATTAGCGGCAGATCAGATAATAAAAGAATTAAAAGGTAAAAAGTATTTTAATACAAAAATTAAAAAATCTTCACAGAGTAAGAAAAACAGTAAAGGAAAATCAAAAGTTAGAGGAAAAAATCCTGCTACAAATGAAAGAAAGGCAACTGGACTAAAAAATAGAAGAATTAATAAAGGTACAAAACAATCAACACGAAATAGTCCTATAGCTTTAAAAAACATTATAAATAAATTTTTACCACAGACTCTCAAGTCAATGATGGTATCACCAAGATTGGTGTATAGAACAGGAAGATTCGCAAATTCAGCAAGAGTTGAAAATATTTATCAAGGTTCAAGAGGTGGTTATAGTGCAGACTATACCTATATGAAGAATCCATATCAAACCTTTGAACCAGGCTTCAATATGGGAAGTACTTTTAGAGACCCACGAAGCATAATTAGTACTGCTATTAGAAATATAGCACTAGAACAAATGGGGATTAAATTCGGGCAAGTTAGGAGAACATAATGGCAAATGCACAAGCAAGAAGATACAGTACTCGTAGGCGAGCCATTGTAAAAGCCATAGCCGAAAAATTAAGATACAATTTAAATGGGCAACCCCCATACAGAACATCAGTAGCACAAGTCGAAGAAAGACTTAAGTTCTGGGACGAAGTACAAGAGTTTCCTACGATCCATATTGGAGCAGGAAGTGAAGTCCGAGAATATGAAACAGCAGGTTTCAGATTTAGGCTACTACAAGTTACAATTAGGTGCTTTGTATCAGACGATACAGATGTGATACTAGCACTCGAAGAAATGTTAGAAGATGTAGAGACAGTTTTAGAGAATGAAGATCCTCTAACTTACTACGATTCAACAGGAGCATCTCAAACAACTGCTCAAACAACAGTTTTGACAGTTGATACAGATGAAGGAGTTTTGGAACCTCTCGGCGTCGGTGAAGTCGTCGTAGAGATCCGATATTAGAAATCAGCTACGCTAAATAAATATTTGGCAAGGCTCTTTTCAGAGAAATTAGGAGAAACTAAAAATGGCATTTTTCTTTAGTAGAGATACCAAGGTGTTTATGACTTGGTCAGAAGATGGCACAACCGCAAACACCGCTTTATATGAAATACCTGTACTAGACGGTTTCTCATTTAGTCAGGCTACCAATACCTCAGAAGTAACTTTGAGTGAGGCAGCAAATTCCACAGGCTATAGTAAAAGAGGTAGAGCTATGTTTACTGACTCTTTTGCACCAGCAGAGTGGAGTTTCAGTACTTATATGAGACCAACAGTTTCAGGAGCGAACAATGCATGGACAAACGGCGACCACACAGGTAATGCCGTAACATTTGCCGTAGAAGGACCACTTTGGGCTGCTATGAGTGCCAACACTTATGACAGAGCTGTAAATGGTGGAGACTTCCAAGCTAATGCATCTGTCTTTGATTTCGCAAACTCAAACCAAGTTACTCTCGGTGTATTTGATCTATACTTCGTACTCGGTGCTGCAAAAGACACTGATACAGAAGTTTATGCTACAGGTACAGAAGGTGTAACAGTTTACAAACTTGCAAACTGTTCAGTCGGTTCTGCTTCAGTTGATTTTGATATTGAAGGAATCGCACAGATTGCATGGGCTGGAAATGGTCAAACAGTTGAAGAAGTAGCTTCTATTAATACAGCAGCTTCAGGTTTAACAGCAAAAGGTTTAATCAGAGAAGGTATAGATACCACATCTAACTTCATAAGACAAAAACTAACAGATTTAACTATTAGCTTTGATGTATCAGAATCAACAGGTGCATTAGGAGCTTTAAATGTTGACGGAAGTGATGTTTCTTATAACATTACACTAACTGGTGGTAATATTACAATCGAAAATAATCTTACTTACCTAACTCCTGAGACATTAGGACAAGTTAATCTACCACTTGGTCATGTTATGGGAACAAGATCAGTATCAGGTAACTTCACATGTTACTTAAATGATACTGCAAATGGCTCACTTGATCTATTCGAAAGATTACAAGAATCAAGAGGTGTTATTACTAACGCATTTGATTTAACTTTCGGAATAGGTGGATCTGGTAATACTCCAAGGTGTAATGTACAAGTTGCAAAAGCACACTTAGAGTTACCATCTCACTCTCTTGATGACGTCATAAGCGTTGACGTAAACTTCCACGGTTTACCCAGTGACTTATCATCAAGTACAGCAGCAAACGCTACTAACGAAGTCAAACTTACTTACGTTGCTAGCTAATTTTAACAATTATGCGGGACTTCGGTCCCGCATATCCTTACAGGAAAGAGAATGACAGAAGAAAACAAAAAACCAGTATCATTAAAGAGTTTATTAACTCCAAGCAAAACAGTTGAAATTGACTTTCCAGGTTTTGATGGATTTAAAGTCAAATTGACTTATTTAGCAAGAGAAGAGCTGTTAAAATTACGCAACAAAAGTGTAAAACAGACTTTTAATAAAAAGACTAGACAGTTTGAAGAAACTCTTGATAATGATAAATTTTTAAAAGAATACGTAAAAGCAATAATTCAGGGGTGGAGCGGCTTAAAATTCAAATACTTAGAAGAGCTTCTATTGGTTGATGTTAGTAGTTTAAACCCAGATGATTGTCTTGAGTTCGATCATGATAACGCAGAGTTATTAATGAAAAATTCATCAGATTTTGATACATGGGTGAGTGAAACAACCAGTGATCTGGAAAATTTTACTCAGCGCAAGTAGAAGATATACTTGCGTTAATAAAACGAAAATACCAAGATACAGCCATTGACCTAGATAAGTATTTAGCTATATGCGAACAATTAGGTCAAGAACCTGATCCCGATAGAATGCCGCCTGATGTAAGTGTATTACCTTACGAAGTTCAGGTGGCTTTTTTATTGCATAGCAATTTAAACGATAATTGGGATGGAATGTCTGGATACTATATGGGTAAAGATTATACTCCCATAGAAACTCTATTTAATGTATATAATGTAGAGGATAGAAAGACAGTCTGGTTCTTTTTAAAATGGGTGGAACACTATAGTTCAGAAGCAATTAATAGAAAAGTGAAAGAAAGGCAAGACGCTGAGAGTCGAAAAGCCAAGGCACAAAGTAGTGTAAGAAAAAAGTAAATGGCAAAGAAAAAAATTGAAGCTGGTACCATTGTCATCCGCATGTCGGATGATGGCTCATACAAGATTGTAGAGCAACAAGCCAAAAAAACAGGCGCAGCTTTTAATACAGTTGGATTAAATGCACAGTCAGCTGACCGTGCAATGAAAGGTGTTTCACGACAATCTTCAAATGCAACTAAAAACTTTTCAAAAATGGCACAAGGAATCGGAGGATTTCTTGTTCCAGCTTACGCTACTTTAGCGGCTCAATTATTTGCGATTGATGCTGCTTTCCGTTTCTTGAAAGATGCGGCTGACTTCCGAGTATTAAAAGAAGGTCAAGCTGCTTTTGCCGCTACAACAGGTATGGCAATTCAATCTTTAGCAAAAGATTTAATGATTGCAACAGATGCTCAAATTAGTTTTAAAGAAGCATCACAAGCTGCCGCTATCGGTCTTGCTGCAGGACTATCTCCTACACAATTAAAAGAATTAGGTGCTGCCGCAAAAACAGTTTCGATCGCACTTGGTCGAGATGTAACAGATTCATTTAATAGATTAGTTCGTGGTGTGACAAAAGCGGAACCAGAACTTTTGGATGAATTGGGTATTGTGTTAAGGCTCGAAGAAGCGTCTATAAAATACGCCGCTGCTCTTGGTCTAAACAAAAACCAACTTACAACTTTCCAAAAATCACAAGCGGTTACTATTGAAGTACTAGATCAAGCACAATCAAAATTTGGAGCCATTAATGAAATTATGGATCCAACTACCAACGCATTAAATAAATTAGGAGTTGCGTTCGATGAACTTCTAAACAAAGCTAGACCTACCATTGCTTTCATAGCAGAATTTTTCTCAGAAGTATTAACAAAAAATATTGCCGCAGCAACATCTGCAATGTTATTATTTCTTGGTGGTGTAGCAGGATCTTTAATGCCTCAAATACCTACTTTTGATTCAGCAAAAGCAGGAGCACGAGCAGCTGGCGGTATTACAGAGATACTTGGTGATCCAAAAAATAAAGCACAATCAGATAGACTTGAAAGACTTTCATTAGGTACATATACTAAAAATGATTTAAAAACCCTAAAAAAAGCACTTACATCACAAAGATCAACACTTTTATCTCATAATAAACTAATTGAAGCTGATAAAGCATTTCATCTAAGTAACTTAAGAGTAATGGATTTAGAATATGAAGTTTCTCAAAAACAAGGAATAGCACGTATAGCTGCAAACTGGAAACTACAACTTGCTCTCATGACCCAAGAATATGGTAAATTCATGGGAACTGTAGCTTTTGCAGGTAAAGCACTTGTTGGATTAGCTAGAGTTCTTGGTTATATTGGTATTGGTATTATCGCATTTCAATCTGTAGCTTCTGTTATGGATAGATTCAAAACAAAAAGTGAAGAACTAGAAAAATTTATAAATCGTATAACTTCTAGCACTACTAGTATGGATGGTTTAAATCAAGAACTAGAAAAGATGGCGGAAGTTAGAGAAAGAGGTCTTTTAAAAGGTATAGATCAACAAATAATGCAACTTGGAAAAGCTTTTCAAAGTGCTGATTTAATTAATAAACTTAGAGATTTTCAAGAATTTGCTCTAGGTAAAAAACTTGCCCCAGAAGAATATAAGAAATTTAGAACGGAATTTGTAGAGTATTTAGGTACTTTACAAAGACTTGATCCTGAAATGACAAAATACTATAATAAAGTAAAAGAAGGAAAAGACTTAACAACTGAAGAAATTAAGGAATTACGAAAACGAGCAGACTATCATATATCAAATCAACAAGCTGTGCAACAGTTTACCGAAGCTCAATCTGCATTAGTAAAAATAAATAATGCACTTGTAAATCAATTGCCTAAATTAGCTTTTCAAGATCAAGCAACTGAATTAGAAAAACAAGTTGAATCAATGAGACAACTTGGTCCACTAAATGAAAAATATGCTGCAACTTTATTACAGATAGAAGGTAGATTAGGAACTATTAGAGCTATACAAGAAGAAACTTATAATATTGAAATAGCAAGACAAGGAGTTGCATTAGAAGTAGCAGAAAATAGTTTTGGTACAAAAGCACAAAGTGATGCAAAAAAGTATCAAAAAATTATGGATGCAGTATTAAAGCTGGAACAAATGAGAAACGAGTTTCAAGCAGCATCATATCAATTAAGTCTTGCTCAAGGTAAAGAAGAAATTGCAGCAGGTAAAAAGAGACAGGATTTAGCAAGAGCTGCTCTTGTAAATCAGCAAATGGCATATACTATTGCTCTTGCAGAATCAAACGAAGTGTTCAAAGTATATAACACTATGTTAGACCAACTTACAGCAAATATAGGATCATCTATTGGAGCTGCTTTAAGAGGAGAGGCAGATGCCTTTCAAAATATTGGAGAAGAATTAACAAAAACTTTTACAGATGCAATTGGAAAAGGTATTGCAGAAAGAATGATGCAGGATTTACTTGGTGGTACTGCTTTTGACCCAAATCGAATTGTAAAAGAAATGTATAAAAGTACATTTGAAGATGAAGATGGGTCACTTCAATCAGGAATGAGTACTGCAGCAAAAAAGATATATGAAGCTATAGAAAGAGGCTCTGATTATCATAACTTAGCAATATTACAAGCTTTTAGGCAACAAACTGCAGGAGATATAAAAGCGGCAGGAATAGAAAAGGCAGGATTACAGACTGCAAGAACTGCTCATTTAAATCAAGTAAAAGCTTATACACAAGCTCAGATTAATAGAGACGAAGCAAAAGCAGCATTAGATAATTTAGACAAATATAGAATAGTAAATACTAAAGAAATAGAAAGTAGGGGTATACCCTCTCAGGGCATACCAGCTACTTATAAAAAAGCTTTCCAAGATCCTACATCTGGTCAACAATTTACAAAGGATCAGATGGCAAATTTAAGAAAAATAAATGAAGATATTATATCTAAATCAACAGATACTTTATTAAAAAATAATGAAGCTTACACTTTAAATGAAGAACGCTTAGCACAATTTGATATTAGTATACAAAGTGTAACTGAAAGAATCACAGGACTAGATCAAAGTTTAGCTGGGTTAGATGAAGAAATAAAGAATAAAGAGAAAACATCTGTTCTTCCAATAGGAGATACAACAGATAAAACAACAGCAACAGAGACAACCACTACATTTGCTGATAGTGTTGATACTTTTACAGGAGTTTCTACTAAATTCTTAGGAGGAACCGCAATGTTATTAGGTGCTGCAGGAAAAAGTGAAGAAGCAGCAAAACTTATGGAAATTGCAGCAAAAATTCAAATGGCAGCAATGATTTACCAAGGTGCAAGTAATTTCTTTGGTGGAATGAGTGGTAAGTTTGACATAATGGGGGGTTTAAAAGGTTTATTTGGAGGGGGAGCAAGACAAGGTGGACTAATGAGTGCACCTGGTTATAGATCATATAGCGAGGGAGGAACAGCAACAGGACCAAGCTCTGGCTATCTTGCAGAATTACACGGTACCGAAGCTGTAGTTCCTCTACCAAATGGAAGAAGTATTCCAGTAGAAATGCAAGGAAAATCTGGTGGAACAAATAATATCTCTGTGAATGTAAATATGGCAAACGGAGAGACAACCATGACCTCAGATCGTGGAGGAGAGATGGGACTTATAATAGCAGCGGCTGTTAAAGAAGTGATAGCTGATGAACAACGCGCAGGTGGATTATTGAGTGGTACATAATGGCAATAGGATTTGATGTAGGCGGAACACTCGGAGTAGTAGTTCCAGATAAAGGACAAAAAAGAAATAACAAACCAAGAGTATTTGTCGCTAACTTTGGCGATGGATATGAGCAAAGAATTGCAAACGGTATAAATAGTTTAGAACAAACTATAGATGTAGCTTTTACAACTCGACCAAAAGCAGATATAGATGATATCGTAGCGTTCTTTGAATCAAAAGGCGGAGTCACAAACTTTAACTTTACATTATCAGATTCAAATGCTGGTGGAAGTGAAGAAACAATAAAAGTGGTCTGTGATACTTGGGATCAAACATGGGTGTATGATGATTACTACACTCTTAATGCACAATTTAGAAGAGTTTACGAAGCATAATGACAGAGAAAATTTTAGTAAAAGACTTACAAAAGCAAGATCCAGGCTCAGCCGTTGTTGATCTTTATGAATTTGAGTATGCCAAAAATACTTGGGCATACTTTGCTGTAGGTCTTGAAGCTGATTTATCTACAATACAAATGAGAGATTATTCAAATAATTCTCAGATAAATACTTATGTTGCTGCACCTGTACAAGCAAAAGGTTTTGAGCATCAAGCATCAGGAACTTATCCAAATCCAAGTTTTACAATAGCAAATGCAACAAGTGTTTTTAGTGGAGCAGTAGGAACAACCGACTATGATTCTTTAGTTGGTAATCGAGTTATTCGTAGAACTACTTTAAAGAAATACTTATATGGAGAAGCTTCAGCAACAAATCCTCCAACTGAGTATCCACGACAAGTTTTTTATATTGACAGAATTAAAACAAGAACAAAAATATCTGTAGAATTTAGTTTACGAGTTCCTTTTGAATTAGAAGGAATTAAAATTCCATACAGACAAGTAGTAGTAAATAGATGTCCTTGGGAATATCAAGGTGCAAGTGATCACTTATCAGAGTATCAAAAAGCAAAAAGCGGATGTACTTGGAGAATCGACAGCACTTATGAAGCTAGACATTTATATACAGAAAATGGTGCAACAACATATAAAGTATATGTAAATCAAGATGATGAGTATATTGTACCTAGTAGTCTTACTTTTGGAAATTGGACAAGTGAAGCAGGAGCAAATACTCTATCACTTGATACTTATTGGTATACACAAACAACTGCAAGCAGAGCTGCAGCAAATGGAACAGTAAGTAGTCAGACAGTAAATAATTATTGGCAAGTAGCAACACAAGGTACAAAAACTGCACTTGGAACTCCAACAGATACAAATGAGAATTTTAAAAGAGTAAGAACTTATGCAACTTATAGTCATGGAACAGAGTATTTTATTTACTCAGATGATAAAAAGAATGACTATGTAACTTTTACAGATAATGTAGCAAGTTCTGCAACTTATAACAAAACACTTATGTGGAAAGCAAAGAAAGCAAGTATTAATGTTGCACCTACTTACAGTACTTACTGGGAAAGAGGTGATATCTGTGGCAAATCTCTCACTTCTTGTGGAATGAGATTTGGATTTACGCCAATTAATACTGGTAATACATCTACTACAGGTAAAACTGAATTTAGTACTAATGTAGTAATTCCATTCGGTGGTTTTCCCGCCGCTAAAGATTTTGGATAAGATCTTCTTAGCAGCAGAGAAAGCGGCACCTTATGAAATGTGTGGACTTCTTTTACAGAATGGCGATTTCATTGAATGTGAAAATTTAGCAGACGATAAAAAGAATAGCTTTAAAATCGACTCAAAGATTGTAGTTAAGTATCAACTAAATTCTTTGATAAAATACATAGTCCATAGTCACTACATGAGTGATTGTAAACCAAGTCAACATGATATTGATTGTTGTAACGCACAAAGGATACCATATATGATTGTATCGTATCCACAAAAAGAGGTATTTATTTTAGAACCAGCATGACAAATATTTATTTAACAGGAGATCTTGGCGAGAAATTTGGATCTCATTGGAAACTCGAAGCACGAAACATCGTAGAAGCTATACGAGGAATTTCTGTGCAACGTGAAGGTTTTTTAAATTACATTACTGAACAAGCAGGTAAAGGTATACACTATACAATTCAGAAAGGCGAAGAATTAATTGATGGGGATACTGATGCATTACTTAGTCTTGGAGGACAAGATTTAGTAATTTCTCCAGCAGTAGAAGGTTCAAATGCAAAACAAACAATCGGTTATATTTTAATGATTGCATCTTTCTTTATAGATCCAACTGGAACTACAGGACGAGCAATAGCAGCAGCGACATTTGCACTTGGTACTATGTTAGTTATGGAAGGCACACTTGATAAACTAATGAAAGATTCACCATCTGATACAAATGAAGCATACTTATTTAACGGACCAGTTAATAATGTAAAACAAGGTATTCCAGTTCCTCTCTGTTATGGAAAACTAGAAATAGGAGGAGCACCAATAAACTTTGGTTTTACAAATACAAGAGTAACACAATCCGCAGGATTTACTTTTAAAGGATCTACAAATACAAATTCTGATGAAGATTGGCAAGGTGGAGAAGACTACTGGGTTAGCGGTGTCGGTGGAGGATATTCTAATCAAGGTATGGGTTCAAGTGGTGCAATATACACAGGTGGAACTTCAAACATAGACTGGAATTTATTAGCAGATCAGTATAATCAAATTACTGAAGAAATTATTGAAGACTTGGAGCAAATAGGAAAATAGATGGCACTTAATAACCCAACTGCAAATGGTGGCATAGGATCAGCAGCACCAGGCAATTTATCAACAAATGTAACATCACTAAAGCATCAAACAGCTGTAGTGTATGACTTAGTCTCAGAAGGACCAATAGAAGGTCTAATTGATGGTGCCGCTAGTGTTCTTATTAACGGAGCTCCAGCAGTTTCATATCAGTATGCCGAAAGTTTTGCAACAAGAAAAGGTACGGATATCGCATATGATTCAGCAAATAATAAACTAACCGATAATCT